GGTAGGTCATTTAACATGTCAGTAGCGGAGCTGGTGTCAACACCACCCAATGCCCCTAACAATGCTATAGCCATCATGGCCAGCTTGATGTTGCGCGGATTTGCAGCTATTTTGAACAGCTTGGATGCATTTGGGTGCATCTCGGACAGTTCTGCTTTTTTATTAGAAATGTTGCTGTATGCTCTATTGTAGAGTTCTTGTGGGTTGTATTTCTGAAATGCATCTTTAACTTTGGTACCAGCTTTTTTCAGCATGCTGGTCATGTTGTCTAACACTCCTTCTTCTAGATACAGGTCATCTGTGTTGAACAGCACTTGTTCGATGTACATGTCCATTTGTTTTTGATGTTCCCACTGTTTCCAAATGGTGGCGCTTTCGTTGTAAAGTTTGTTATTTTTCATCATGCGAATTTTTTGTTAGGGTCGAAGTTCAATCTGCTGAACTCCTGTCGGTCGATTATTTTGATAGCATTACCGATGTGATCCACAGCCACAAATCCTTCTGGTTTGGTCACGACGAACGAACCATCTTCTTGTTCGATGAATGTGTCCATTGATTTGAGCTTGGATAGTTTGGTGACGAAAATGTTTTTTATGTCCATAAGCTTCATGTACAGATCGTACATCATTTGAATGTTAGCGGTGTTGGTGGTTATGAATTCCACACCTTTTTCCATGGCATGTCGTTTGCGTGCTTGACCTTGTTCAGTTTTCAGTTTGTCTATTGCTTTGGTGGTTTTTGTCACGTATCTAGTCATGAAAGAGTTGGCAAAAACCACCGGGTCTGTTTCAAATGTACCTTGTGTTTTGAGCGCGCTGTTGATATGAGCTTTGAGTTCCGTTTTTAGGTCTGAGATGTGTTCTGTATCATCTAAAAATTTAAACACTTCTTTTATCTGCCAGAAGTGATTCTTGCATGACCGTAGCATGTCGCGGATGTTGTCACCTTCTTGAGGTGTTAGATTCACTTGACCACTCACATCCTTGAATGTAGCATCATCAAACCACACACTTGGATGTTCATTCAGTTTGTTGGCTTTAAATCCAAAACTAGCTTGCATGTCGTGTATGGTGGGTCCACCGGTGTACATGGTGTGAAACACTATACCCATGTCAGAGTTTAGCATTTGTTGAGCGAGTTCAGAATTTGCTGGCACGGTGTACGTGATGGTGTTGGGCTTGAAAATGATGTGTTCCTCACCGTCAATTTGTGCTCTTCTGATGCTGTCTTTTGTGTACAACATGTCACCTTGCAACACGTAACCATCTATACCTAGATGTTTCAAGCACTTGAATGCTGTTTTCAGTTTTTTACGTAATGTGCTTTTATCTTGTTTGGAATCTCCACGCTTCACATCACCGTGATATTTGTTTATGTCGGTGATACGTTTGTTCATCTTGGGTTGTTGAGCAAAAACTCCCTTAGTACCTACAAAAAACTTACCATCAGCTGGATCTGTACCCACAAATATTGCCGGTGCCCCATCCCATTTGGTTGTGATGTCAACTGGTTCTTCAGTGTGACCTTGTAACGAGTCTAGCAAACCGGTGAACATAGAAAAGGCTCGCTCAACACCTTTTTCACCTAGATTTATTATCTCATCTTCAATGTGCTCCAGATGAGTGTTCTTACTCTCAACATGGAGTATGTAGTCTTTGAAGGTAAACATAACATTATTTATGTCGATCAACCGTTAACACTTATACCTATACCCTTGTTTCTTGAGTCTACACCAGGATTTGACACGTGTATCTGAGGCAGACGTTCCAGTTGCTTGTATAGTGACATGAAGCGATCTCCAACATCCTTAGTGTTATCAAACTTCAGATTGGCAGCTTGTAAAGTATCTGCGTTCAACACAACCAGTCTAGGGAAGCCATGAGCTGATTGATAACTAGTAGCCATCAACGCTGTTTGTAGTCGTTGCAAGAACACTTGACCTTGAGATTTAGACCCACCCCCTCCGGTGAGTTTTTGATCAAACAAACGCTTCAACACGTCTTTCTTTTTGAACACTTTTTCAGCCATGTTGATCAACGATAACACTTCTCCGGATTCCATTTGTTCTGTTCTCATCTCCACAAAAGCTTCTGCCATCTCTCGTGGTGACATGTCCCAGTCAAAATTGAACATGTATTGTGTTGATGACTGCCAGTTATAATCTGTCTTGCTGGCATTTACAGTCTGTAATGTAGTTAAATTTTTCAACAAACCGTTCAGAGGTTTGCGCGCTGCATCTGTCATGGCTCCGTTGACATGATGATTGTTGTTGGCAGTGTCTATATACGAGTTCAACGCGTCATGTTCGATTTTTGCAGACTCTGGTGTTATCACATCTGCAATCTTACCGGAGGTTACTATCAGGCTCTGTAGCTTGTCTTGTAATTGCTTGAATATACCTGGTACATTTGCTTCTTCTTCACCAGGTTCTTCACCAAAAGCGGCAACTGATTTGTTAGCAGTTTTTTCCACATTTTTGAGTTTGTCAATAGCCACACCAGAGAGAGCGTTTATCTTTTGTTGTATCTGCAAACCTTCCACTTGAGAGAAGTGTTGACCACGAGGTTCAAGTGTGGCTAGATATTTGTTGGGACTGGACGTGTTGATCTGTTTGGTGAAATCGCTGCTACCTAATCTGCCACCTTCTCCTTTGATCTCTATCTCTTGTCCATCAACTTGTAAATCCCCAACACTACCCTTGGTCGCGTTTGTGAACAGCGTGAGACTCACCTCACCAGGACCCACACTCACCGTGTTGATTTTGGGTTGCACCTGTTGTGTCAGATCTGCGAACAGTTGTTGCCATTGTGGTGTCAAGTTCATGACTTCTGAATCTAGACAATCTGTCAAATTCCACACATTGTTTTTGTTTAAAAATGATTTTATTTTACCTAACTTACCCTTCTCTTTTTTGGTGACTATTTTGAGCAACGCGTCTATGTTGATGTCATAATCTAGAAATATCTCCAACACACGATTGTCAATGTCCGCGATCTCTTCCCAATCGCTCAAGCGTAACAATCGCTTCACCAGAAACTCGGTACCACCCTCGCCTTTGGATAACACCAAGCGTTTGAGTCTCATGTAGTACTCGTCTGGAATTGTACCCAACACCTCTTGTTCAGTACCACCGGTGGGTATGCCGATGATCTGCACGTCTTCTTGTATCGGTTGATACATGTTAGAATAAGTGTCGGACAAGCTTTTGTAAGGCTTGTCACGTTTGGATCGAGGGAAGTAGTTCATTGATTTATATTAACATCACTGTACTGTTTCATCAACTGTACAAATTGATTGAGCATGCTCTTGCTGTTTTTCTCGTTGATGTTGTTCATGGTGTCTTGCACCGCATCAACTCGATCCTCGTTGTCACCACGTGTCTGTTGACTGTTGATCACGCTGATGATGTCTTGTTTGACTTGTTCAGCGTTCTCTTGTGTGACAGTTGGTGTGTCGATTTTGCTCAATGTGGACAGATCGGTGTCCTGTAAATTTATCACCAGCGCCTTGAGCAACAATCTCACCAGAGTCACTTCAGCAGCTGGATTCATGCCGTCGGCAGCTCCAGGACTGGCGTCTGGTTGTTCACCTGCTCCAGGTGCTGGGCTAGGAGCCATGTTTGGATCCATCGGTGGTGCAGCTGGTGGAGCAACCTCTTGTTCGTTCAACGACACGATGTCGTTGATGATCTCGTTGAACTTTTTCAACGTTAAGCCCCTATTTGTTTGGTCTTTTGTTGAGCGTCAGCGCTGGTGGTGTCAGCTTTGTTCTTCTTGGCTCCGGCGAGGTTTTGTCGAGATTTATGAGCAGTCAACGTGGCGTCATGAGCAGCATCTTCAGCAGTATCTGTGTCCTGCTTGGCTTTGCTCACTTCTTGTGCTTGACCCTCGTTGTCTTTCTCTGTCTCATCCTCGTCAGTACCATACTCAGACACTATGCCTAACTTTTCATACTGAGCTTCTATTATCTTCTGGAAACGTTTCATGATATTATTTATACAAATATTGTAAATTTATACACTGTTGGTTGTTTTTATTCAACCACAACATGGGATAGAATTTCATTAACTAACGTTTGTATCATCATGTCATTAGATAGCGTTGTTTCAAAAAGCTTTCTATTGTTGTGTATTATTTGATCATACTTATCAGGACACTTCTCTATCATTTCATATTTTTCTTTTAAGTCTGACAAGTCCCAATTGATAGGTATATAATTTTTCCATGGTTTTATTATATCGCTTTCCCAACCAACCAACATTTTACACTTACCAGGTTGATGTTTACATTTTAAAGTTACTCTGTTACTTGCTATAAATGTATACGCTTTGGTACTGTAAGTATGACCTTTGAGATCTATAAAATATTTGTATTTTTTGATTAAATCTCTAATGTCATAGTACTTTTCCGGTGTAGCCGCATTGTAGATTTTAGTCTCGAGATAATCGAATACATGTGAATCTAGAGTCATATGATTGTATTCTTCTCGTTGAGGTTTGGAACCTGGGCGCTCTATACTACCGAAACCAACAACCTTGTTAGTCGTTGGAACCGAATGCTTGTGTGAAATTTCACCTACAAGCCCGGAGTAGATGTCGCATATGGTTTCTATCGGAAAGTATATATCATGTAAATCTATAGTAACACGTGTTCTAGGTTTAAGTCGACGTACTATATTATATTTGTTCAACCTCGCGAGGAGATCAGTTACAAATAGTGACACATTATTAATGTTGAATTTGTGACTCCACGGGCGGTAACCAAAATCAATCGATCTACACACCACACGTGGTTTTCCAAGATTACAAGCCTCATGATCACCGTATTTATATACTACATCTAAAGTAACATTTAAATGAGGTTTACTGTTTAATTTTATACTCATTTATTATATCAATATCTTTTTAAATTGTTGAGAATTGAAGAATTTATCCTGCAACTCTGTCAATCCTTGCGCGATCACAAATTTATGCAATTCATACAAGCTACAAGGTTTGACTTTTTTCAACGTTCCGTACAACATGTCCACCGCGTCTCCATCGCGATCAGACACGAGCTCCATGAATGAATCGTACGTACAAGGCACGTACATGAGGCTCACACCGATCAATCTCATGAGTTTTTTGGCGAATCTCTCGAGATACAACAGCAAACGATCCGGTTCTATATAATTGAACAGCTCTATGTGTCTGATCTCGTCTGTGTTGTATACAAACACCGGACGCGCAGTGGTGTCATGATTGTCCAGCACGTAGTTGGTAACGTGAGCAAGACTGTTATGTGTCAACGATCGACGAACATGCTTATCGTTGATGTTGATACAATCATCGATGATGAGGTTCAAATCGTACGCTTCATTCAACACATCCACGCTCACGTCTTCGAATATAGAATTATAATTAACTAGATCCACCCCATATAGATCTACAACGGTATTTTTCAGCATGGCTTTTATATTATAACTGATTTTCGCACAGTTGCAACAGGTTGTCTACATTTTTTTGAAAAAAGTCGTTAAACTCGCAAATTATGTAATCCTTCTTGTAGATGTGAAAAGAGTCTGGGATGTTGAAATCTTCGAAATGTTGTTGTGAAAACACTACACATGTACCGCAGTAACTGATTTTGAATGTTAAGAACCAAATCTTGTCCGTGTCTTCAGCTTGTTGTATCCAATCATCTAATTGTTTGGATGATGTGAATATTTGAAACCATGAAAACTTTTTGTACGATTTACACTCTATTTTCATGTTGTACAACTCTTCTGGTACTATCAAATCACCTTCCGTCAACAGTTTTTGAGTTTTTGATAACCGTAACAATCTAGACGAATTTTTGCCACCTACAAAAGCACCACTGTTAGGTACACGTTCAAAATTCAACTTGAACAACTTGGACAACCGGTCTGCGACTTCACGTTCACCACGATTACCTTTACTTTTACTTGAACTAGGCACTAGTATTATTTACATAGAGCTTTTCATATTTCTACGTTGCATAACAATAGACTCTTTTTTGGTTTTTTTACCACGTCTTTTTTTTCTTTTCTTGCGACGCTTCTTAGACTTGTTACCTAAAAATGTAGGAATTCTAGCATCACCAGGTGCATAACTATCCGACCCTCCGGGGAACATGCCACCGGTACTTGATGTGTCACCAAACGCGCCACCAGAACCAGCCACATTGTCTTCTTGTAAGATTCTTTCAAAATATTTTTTAAATAAACTCATATGGCATATTGGTTATAAATATGTTATAATATATATTTATGGACATAATCGAGCAATATATACTAGAATTGGAAAAAGATGTAAAACTAGACCAATTCAACATTAGAGATTGTCAAATGAAACTACCAGCTTACAAGCACAAGTGGGTTGGTAGATTGATGAGACACAAGTTTGAAGTTGTCAAGTTGAACCAGAAAAAACAAGATATTAAAAAAACAATCGCGGCTAAAATTCAAAACGCATCAACATTTAAAGTGTCAAAACCAGCTGCAGAGAAAGCATCAAATAACCATGAGAGTATAATAGATATATCAAACAAGATTAATGAGTTGAGCGTGGTGATTGAGTTTCTCGAAAAAGCGGAACGTATATTGTCCAGTATGACATTCGATGTCAAGAATCTAGTTGAGATAATGAAGCTCGAGACCACCTGATGAAAAAACTTCACTATGATTGGGAACCAGGAAAAAATGTCGCTACATTAAAAGGTGACATTGATATCTTCAATCATATCAGAGAAAGGTTCAGCGTACCAAACGAACAGGTCCGCTTTCAACGACGTTTCTCGAGATTCGCACCTAAGCGATTATACGCGATAACACCCACCGGTAGGTTCGCCCCTGGGCTGTTCTACGATATAAAGAGATTTGTCAACGAGACATATAAAAATGTAGATCAAACATATTCAGAAATATTTTTAAAAAATATAAAACCAGGTTACGTGATTGATGACTTGGCTAGCTTGAAATTAGATTTGAGAGATTATCAAAAAGACATAGTGAAGCAATGTCTTAAGATTGGTCGAGGAGTGGTGATACTAGCAACAGCCGGTGGTAAGACATTAACTACCGCTTGCTTGATCGAAAGCATATATAAAAAAACTGACGACCCTGAAAAGTTTAAATGTTTGGTTGTTGTACCAACTCTCAACCTGGTGCACCAGACATGTGATGATTTTGATAGTTACAATGTATCATTTTCTACATGTAAATGGACCGGTAGTGAACCATTAGATCCCACGTCCAACATAACGGTAGCTAACACCGGAATATTACAAAGTTCAAAAACAGATACTGAATGGGTTAAATATGTTGATTTGCTTGTGATTGATGAGGTTCACATGTTACGCAAAGGAAACAAAATAAACAAGTTAGTGAAAGAGATCGTCACACCAAACAAATTCGGACTCACCGGGACGTTGCCTGAATCACCACTGGATCAATGGAACATATACGGTCAAATAGGTCCGAAATTGTTTGAGAAAAATAGCAAACAACTACGTGATCTAGATTACATTGGTAAAGTGCTGACTCAAATAATTAAACTGGAATACAATTCCCGACCAGAACCATGTGAGAATCCCAACGACAAATATCGCAAAGAGATTGAATTTTTGATAAAGAGTGACTTCCGAAATTCTGCAGTTTCAAAAATTTGTAGCAACTTGAATAACAACTGTCTAGTGATGGTAGATTATATCGAACACGGACAATTGTTGTATGATAAAATAACTCAAAATATATCATCTAGACAAGTGTATTATATCAAAGGAGATGTGGAAATAGAAGAACGAGAACGCGTTCGCCAGCTGATGGAGTCTCATAATGACGTTATAATAATAGCCATTTCAAAAATATTTTCCACCGGTATAAACATCAAAAATTTACACTATATAATTTTTGCTGGAGGTGGCAAAGCCAAAATTAAAATTATACAATCCATAGGTAGAGGTTTAAGATTGCATAATGGTAAAAAAGATCTTATAATAATAGATATTATGGACCAGTTAACATATGGTATGAAACATGGTGAACATAGAAAAACTTTATATAATGAAGAAGAAATTAAATACAGCATCTCAACCATTAAAGAAAAAGAGAAAAAGAGCTAGTAGAAAAGATACTAACACATATGTAAATCAGAAAGAGTTTATGGAGGAGCTTCGTGCTTACTATAAATCAGATGTGATAAGTACAGAACTAGCCACTTATGTGAAAAAGATTGCCGAAGGACTTTCATTTGCCCCAAACTTCATCAACTACACATACAAAGATGAAATGGTGGGTGATGCTATACTCAAAATGGTACAAGCATTAGAATATAAAAAATTTGACATCGAGAACCGAGACAACCCGTTTGGTTATTTCACAACAATAGCATTTCATGCATTCATAAACAGAATAAAAAAGGAAAAAAGACAACGGGAAGCGATCAATGAATATCAAGAGCAAGTGTATCAAGATCTCATGAACGAAGGTACGGAAAACTCCGGAGCCCAAGTTTATGTAGCGGATAACACTGACGATGACGGTTGATAGTTTCACATTCAAACACAATCGTGTTTGTTGTATATCTGATATACATATAGGTGTTCACCAGAACAGTCAGATGTGGTTGGATATATGTGATGAATGGGGGGATTGGCTATTAAAAGAACTTAAACGTCACGACATTAAAGACATCGTGATATGTGGAGATTTGTTTCATTATAGAGATGAGATAGCTGTCAACACAATACACCATGTGACTGATTTCTTACACAAGTTTGATGATTATAACATACTGATGTTGGTAGGAAATCATGACGCATTTTACAAAGATCGTTCAGATGTAAACTCGATGAGCATTCTGTCCGGGTGGAAGAATATATGCGTTGTTGACAAAGAGCTGTTCCTTCATAACCATGGTGACCGCCGCATGGCGTTCGCCCCATGGGGCACTACCGCTGAACAGATTCCAGAATGTGATATATTGTTTGGACACTTCGAAATAGAGAACTTCAACTTGTCACAACATTTTGTGTGTAAACATGGGATAAAGTCTAAAGATTTGTTGAGTAAAACCGATCTAGTGATAACAGGTCACTTCCATACAAGAGAACAAAGGGAGTATAAAAATGGTCAGATCGTGTATCTAGGTAATCCTTATCAAATGGATTTCGGTGACGTGAAACAAACCAAAGGATATTACTTGTTGGATATTGACACAAGCAATTATACATTTCATGAAAATAAAATATCACCAACACACGAGAAGATATCGCTCAGCTCATTAGTTGAGCATGGTTCGTTAGATGAACATATAAAAAATATAATAAAGAACAACATAGTTAGATTTGTGGTAGATAAAAATATAGCTCCAGATGAAATAGAACAACTGTTGCGTATATTAAGCTCTTTCAAACCATTAACATTAACCACTGACTATAACATTAATTTTGATAAATTTGGTCTAGATAGTGATGAAACTGACCTGTCTGGAGTTAGTATTGAATCTGCAATTGACGAGTTTGTCAACTTGCTAGATGTTGACAACAAACAAAAAGTAATAGATTATACAACAGATCTATATAACAAGTGTAAATGAAGAATATAACATTTAAGAAACTACTGATAAAAAATTTCTTATCAGTTGGAGACACTCCTGTTGAAGTTGAATTCCGCCCAGGATTACACATAATAACTGGGATAAATAAGGACAAAGTAGACCGGAGAAATGGTGTCGGTAAAAGTACTATTGCAGACGCGCTGTATTTTGCTTTGTATGGTAGTACATTGAGAGAGCTTAAAAAAGAGTTCATATGTAACAATATATCACCTGGACGATGTGAAGTGTCTCTAACCATTGTAGTAAAAGACAAGCAACAAACAAATGAATATACCATAACACGTCTATTGAATCCGACCAAGTGTTATATATATAAAAATGGTCAAGACTGCACTAGAGACACAATATTAAACACAACGGATTATATAAACAAACTGATAAACACATCAGAGGATGTGTTTCAGAATTGTATAATAATGACCGTGAACAACACTGTACCGTTCATGGCTAAAAAACGTGTTGACAAGAGAAAATTTATAGAAGGTATTTTAAATTTAGAGGTGTTCAGTAGCATGATCAACATGTTACGCAACGAGTATAACGAGAAGCGTCGCGACCTGGAAACAGAATGTACTATTTATGATGAGGTTCAAACAACACTAAAAAACTATACAGAGCAGAAAAACATACACGACGCTAACAAAGCAACAAAGCTTGGTAAATATAAAAAACGACAGAGTGATAACGTAATAGAGCTTGAAACATTAAATGATTCGTTGAGAGAGATAAAAAAACTAGACTCAACAGAACATATAACAAAAATTGATGTGTTGAACAAACGTCTGGCTGTATGTAATGAAAAAATAAACACAACTACAACCAACATAATTGAACACAAGACAAACATATCTAACTATCTATCACAACTGGAAACATTGACCGGTGTGAAATCTGAACCAGTATGCCCCACATGTCTTAGAAAAATAGACAGTAACGACAAGAATCATATAGATAATGAAAAAAACAATATAAAACAAAATATAAAAATTTCAAAGAAATCTGTTGATGAACTAGATGAAAGTCTATCAAAACTTGAAAATGTCAAACACCAACTCAAATGTAGAATAGATGATAACAACAAAGCTGTAACCAACGCTAAACTGATCGAGCAACAAAGGGACAACTATAAAACCCGTCGCGCGCAATTGATCAGCTGGCAAAAAGAATTGGTACAAGATATTGACGAGCTGAACAACCAATCGAATCAGTTTGATACTCTAATCAAAGACACTAACAATCGAATAATATCTATTGAAGCAAATATTAAAAATATAAAAAATGTAATCAAAGATTTAGATGTAGTTAAATTTATTGTTTCAGAAGAAGGTGTGAAATCATATATTGTCAAGAAAATATTACAGTTGTTAAACAGTAAATTATCATACTATTTGAAAAAAATGGATAGTAATTGTATATTATTTTTTAATGAATACTTTGAAGAGCAGATCGTAGATGATAAAGGTAAAATATGTAGCTACTTCAATTTTAGCGGTGCCGAGCGTAAGAACATAGACCTGGCATGTCTATTCACTTTTATGGACATCAGGCGTTTACAAGGAGATGTATCCTTCAATGTGAGCATGTATGATGAATTGTTTGATAGTAGTCTAGATGAAAAGGGTGTTGATCATGTGATCAACATTCTCAAGGAACGATTAGAAAAATATAATGAATGTATGTATGTGATATCTCATCGCAAAGAAAGTGTCAATTTCACAACTCAAGCTGAAATTAGAGACGGAGAAATTATATATCTACAAAAAGAAAATGGTATAACGACCAGAATACCATTCAACCGGGAAATGAAAGTCTAAGATAATATGTTTGTAAACCCACTAGGACCATCTCTCAACCCATACGGTACCCCAATGATGAGTCCACCGGTACCAAACCCGGTCGTCCCGGATAAAGACCCGGACATACCACGGTATATTAATTTTTTAGCAGACTACACTGGATGCGGTCACTGGAGAATGCTCTGGCCAGAGCAAGTCCTAAATGTATACCGGCAATGCGTGATACAAAGCACAACCGTGATGATTACAGATCCTAGATATTTTACCGATGTCTCGTGTATACGAGTGCAGAGACAGTGTACACCTGGTCAAAAGAAATATATCGAACATCTGAAAAGCACTACTAATGCTCGATTGGTTTATGATATAGATGATATTTGTTTTGGTGAAGACATACCCGATTACAACCCGTTCAAATATGCATTCATCAAACCGGAAACCAGACAATGTATTCAAGACATAATGGAAATGTGTGATGAAATGACAGTCACATGCGACCGAATGAAACAATATTTCTTAAATAAAACAAATCAAAAAAATATCACCGTTCTACCTAACCGGGCACCTAAGTTTTGGATAGGTAATTTATATGACAAGAAACATGTCAGCAGCTGTTATGATAAATTCAGAAAAAAACCGCGTGTATTGTATGCCGGTAGCAGCTCGCATTTTGATATAAAACAAAAAAACAAACATCAAGATGATCTGTCACACGTCATACAAGCCATAGTGGCGACTGCGGACAAATTACAATGGGTGTTCCTTGGTGGTGTACCCAACCAGCTCAAGCCGTTAGTTGAGAAAGGACTCGTCGAGTATCATAAATGGTCGCATATGTATGATTATCCGTATCAGCTAAAAAAATTGAATATAAACATAGGTGTTATACCGTTGATGGATAATATATTCAATCGATGTAAGAGTGATATAAAATACATTGAGTACAGCGCATTAGGAATCCCGGCGGTCTGTCAAGATATTGATGTTTACAAGAGATGCAAACATACATTCAACTCCGGTAGTGAGATGGTTAACAGTATAAACAAAATCATGTCATCCAAAAAGCAATACATGTCAATTGTTGAGAGAAATTATAACTCAATAAACAATCTTTGGTTGGAGAACGAGCAACAGAGAGAAACTTTTAACGAAATATATAAACACGAGTATGGCAATCCAGGTCGAGTGAACATAAATAAACTAAATGACATCTAAAAAAACAACACCCTCATCGAAGAAAACTGTCAGTAAGCAAGACTCAACCGGTTCAGAATACAAAACTCAGTTGATTGAAGCAGTGGACATGAGTCGCGCGTTGGTTAGAGAGATAGACAACCTGATGTCTTCAAACCTACCACCAGCTCAAGTAGGTAAGGTGTTAGGTGATGTAGTCACCGGCTTCAGCAAGCAAATTGAAGCGCTAGACCCTGATAAAAAATAGTTGAAACATAGCGTATAGTATCATATAATACGTTTGTGTATAGGAACGTAATATATGACCCTAAAAACGAGCTATGTAAGTTGTTCACATGGGACAAGTCCGGTAATCGAGTGTGTTATGATACATCGTTCAATCCATATGTTTATTATGAGACAAACGGTAAGAACAATGGAACTAGCATATTCAACACCAAGGTAAAGAAACGGTCATTCAGAACACAATACGATAGGTACAAGTTCATAAAAGACTGTGGTGTCAAGAGAGTTTTTGAAAATATACCAAGCGAGCAACAATTTTTAATAGATCAGTACTGGGAACAAAATGAACTTCCAGAGTTCACTCAACACCCGTTAAAGACATTGTTCATTGACATCGAGACATACTCTCCCGACACTTTTCCAGATGTAGAAAATCCAACACATCCAATAAATGTAATTACAATCTATGATACATTGCTAAACAAGTTTTACTCATGGGGTACCAAGCCATATGAAACTACAAACATAGGCACTTCAAACAACACCATATCTGAAAAGAGTATAATATATTGTTATTGCAAAACTGAAGCTGAAATGCTCAGGAGATTTTTAGATTATATCAACAACGATCACCCGGATATTCTCACTGGATGGAATAGCGAACTATTCGACATACCATACATTATAACTCGGATGGGTCGTATTCTAGATGAAGATGAATACAAACAATTAAGTCCGGTGGGTGATGTGTATTGCAGAGAGATAGCCGGTCAATTCGGTCGAAACCGGATGAGATGGTACATAAAAGGTGTCGCTAGTTTAGACTATCTAGATATATATAAAAAGTTTAGTATGGGATTGAGACCAAACTACAAACTTGATACAATTGCTGAACATGAACTTGGTGATAAGAAGATTGATTATGGTAATATTAATTTGGCTCAGCTCGCAGATGAAGACTGGAAAACATTCGTTGATTACAACATTCAAGACGTGAATCTACTTGTCAAGATGGAGGATAAATTACAATATTTGAAGCTATTGAGAATGTTAGCATATGTAGGTTTATCTCCATTAGAGAGTTCCATGGGAACCTTAACAGTCATCACAGGTGCTTCTGTCATTCAAGCGAGAAAGGATGGGTACGTCATACCAACATTCGTGAAGGAATACAACAAAGATGGTAAATATGAAGGTGCGTACGTAGGAGAACCAGAAAGAGGTTTTCAACAAGATGTCGTTAGCTTTGACGCTAACAGTCTGTACCCTAGTACCATGGTAACATTGAATCTATCACCAGAAACAAAGGTCGGTAACATAATAGAAAAGGATTCAGAACATGTGGTTGTTAAACATGTGAACGGTAAGATATTCAAACTCTCGCATGACAAATTTATAAAATTTGTTAAAAAAGAACAAATCGCGATCACCAAAGCCAAAGCTTTATTCACACAAAAAACCAAAGGTATAATACCTAAAATTGTGGATCGATTATATTCCCAGCGAGTGGAATTCAAAAAAGAACTGGATCGTTCTCGGCTGGAACTATCTAAACTAGATAAAAAAGATCCTAATTACCGGTACAAAAAGAATGAATCTGAAACATGGTGGGTGAAACAATACACTGTTAAGATTTTGATCAACAGTATTTATGGCTATTTTGGTAACAAATACGCCCCGTTAGGTGATCCGGATATCGCTCGTAGTATAACATTGACCGGCCAAGCGGTAATCAAGCAATCTAATAAAATATTGTTTGATTACGCTAAACAAGTGACTGAGAATGACAATTTGAGATTAGAAGATATTATTAAATATAATGATACAGATTCGAGTTACATAAGCATAAAAAATATAAATGAACATTTAGGTCAAACACTATGCGATGACACAGGCAGAGTGTCTAAACAAACATATAAAACGGTACAGGATATAGAAGATTACCTCAATGAAGGTATAGACCAATGGGCCAGATCTAATCTCAACAGCAAAGATCCTAGATTCGTGTTCAAACGCGAATGTATAGCTGATGTTGGCATGTTTCTCGAGAAAAAAAGATATGTACTACATGTTTTAGATGACGAGGGCATACCGGTGGATAAATTCAAATACACTGGTGTGGAGGTGGTGAGAACAACCATACCAGAACCGGTCAAACCATACATTAAAAAGA